TTTCCCGATCTATTGCGGTGGTTTTTTCATCTTCGACCTGGCGTTTGATCGACAACTCCAACAGAGGAATTTCCAGCTCCTCTAGGTCAGCGGCCCCCATCGCATAGTGGTATTTCAGCCGTGACTGTTCGGTGAGTGCGTCCTCTGCCCGCTGTGAATACACGTCATAGCGCGAGGCATAATCTTCCTGTCGATCCGCATACTGCTCAAGCAACCCCGCTTGCTTCTTTCCTGTCTCCTCGATTCGGGTCGCGTACATCATGCCGCCTTTCTTTGCTTTGCTGCCTGCACGCATTTGCATTAAAGCCGAACCGATTGAAAATAACGCCGCGAGCATTTACGCCTCCACTTCGACCACAAGGCCGAGTAACGTGAACGGTTGTGGGTCCGTTTGGGTAATCTCGACCTGGGCCAGGCGTGTCCAACCCGTGAGATACAACTCCTTGATACCGGTAAACGATGCCGGTGTAGTATCGAGCACACCCTCGCCGAGTTGTCGGTCTGGCAGCAGGGTCCCGTTGACATAAACGCCGAGTGATTCGTACATATCAGCCACCACACGAATGACCCGTTTGTAATTTGTCAGTATTGAACCATCACCGAACATCGATGTGATCGGCATGGTTTTAATAGTGACGTCGTAATCCAGGCCGACTTCGACCGCCACGCCTGCTCTGGCGAGCGTGATCGAACCGCTCGATGGTGTTGCATCTGCCATAATCGCGCCATCTGCACGAACCCGACACGATTGCCCATTTAAGTGCGCGAGGTTGCTGACAGTCGTGCTCGAGGACTGTGTTTGACTTTTGTTCGCGTCGGTATAGGTATCCGAGTCCGCCTTTTCGAGGTAATAGACCGTTGCCGAGTTAATGGTGCGTTTAACCGCAAACCAGACCGTTGAGCCCTCTACCGTGATCGCCTCGATGGTCCCGCTGGTTTCCCATTTAGTCCAGCCAGCAACCTGTTGGGCACGAAGTGTGTTGAATACTGCCATCGTGCCGTCGGTATTGACGACATAAACATAGTTGGCGTCCTCGGTTGATGTGCCGCGCCTGGCACCCATATCNACCGGCGTACTAATCAGGTGCGANGCGAGTAATGTCGCGCTGTTCGATGTATAGGCTTCTTCCTCCCAACTGTATACAAACTCACGAACCGAGCTTTGGCCGTAATCAAGAAACAGCGTCGCGCCGTCAATATTGATAGGTGGAACCGATGCCGAACCAAACTTCGTCTGGTTCTTAACCGCAATATTGGCAGGCGTGATCGGACTCGAGGCAATATAAAACTCGCCGCCTATGGTAAAAATCTGCAAATGCCGTGACGGCATCAGGGCGACAATACCGTTTATCTGGTTGGTATCCAGCGTGACGTCGATGGCGTCATCGTCCTCACCGGTTTCTACATCAAAATTGTAAAAGTCTGCAATTTGTGACGCCCACAACGTCTGTGGCCTGGACTGTGAACCACCGAACCACAAGCGCTGTTCAAAGAATGCAACCGTTTTCGGCCATCCTCGCGTCGCGCTCCATACATCCTCATCGCCGGACCCGAAATCAAACTGTGGAATATTCGACAGGGTAATATTCGAGAGCGTCCAACTGGTATGTGCGGCGCCGCGAACCAGCTTTGCCGGCTGGTGGTCCTCATGCACGATTATCATGGTATCGGCGGACTGCGTGATGTTGAGTTCCTTACACTGTGCCAGGGTATAGGTGGTTGTGACCGTCGCCTGCAGGGCCCCATCCATATACACTTTGATGGCATTGTTCTGGAACGCCATCACATAGGTCTGCTCGACATTAAACGAGAACGTAAACAGGCGTGACTCAGCGCCCAGGGTTGCCGCGTAGGCCATACCAGGCCGGCGCTTAAATCCGCCCTGGGGTAATGCCAGCACATTCGTACCGGTATCGGCGCCTTGAAAATACTGCTTGATATCAACCCGCGCCGCGAGCCTGGGATCAAGCACTCCCGAGTTAAACGCCGTCTGTAGGGTGCGAATTCTCGGCACTATTGCCGGACCTCAGTTAATGGCGAGTCAACAATCCCCTCTATTGGCCTGGACTGTGAATCGGCAAACTTCGCACGACGGAGTTGTATCTCGAAACGCTCGGCATACAACGCACCGAGGGAGCGATTACCGGTTACGGGAACCGAGAACTGGCTCGCCAGATCGTACTCGAGGGCCTTCACAAAATAAGGCGGGAGTCTGGATTCGTCCGGCTTAAACAGGTAATCAAGCGCTACAGAGTTGGCGTTTGCGTAGAGCTTGTTTTCAAAAACCTCATAATCAACATCGGGATACGTCTTGATTCCCATCAGATACCCGGACGGCAACTGGTACGCATACGTCCATTCATTCAACGGCGAGTCAGTAAGCTGTCCGAGCTGAGATTTCGCCGAGGCAAACCGCCATCGGTGAACCGTTAATAACGCCTCGTAAGTTGAATTGTAGAGGTTCGAGGCTGCTTCAGCACCAGCCCCGCCCTCGGTAAAGCTCGAGATTGTGCCGTGACCAATCATCAGCAGGGCGTTCGAGCACATTGCGATACTGGTCGCCATACCTAACCCCTAATAAAACGAAAGGACAAGGACCGACGGATCGGCCCCTGCCCTCTCAGGTTGTGTCCCCCCACAACGAGGAACCTGTTACCCGAACCGATTAGTCGGTGTCGGTTTCAGAGATTGCGGTGCCATCGGATATGTCAACTACACTCGATGCGTTTGAAAGCACGCTGACGATATTGGTCGTCGGTGTGCTGGTATCGCACACCCAGATAATATCGCGCACTTGCAAAAGATCAGTCGCGTCGTTGAAATAACCGGACGAATTGACGGTCGCAATCGCGTCGGTTGTTGAATAGACCCAAATGCGGGGAGCTTTCCCACCAGGGCCAACCTGCTGTAAACCACTTAATGCGTATGCCATGATGTGTAACTCCTACTGGTAGCTGACGGATACAGAACCGTCGCCGTCGCGAGATACCGAACCGGCCTTCACCACACCGTTGCAGAGCCATGAGGTTTTCTGCGCGATGTAATTCACTTCGGTTTTGATATCAATTCCAACCGCAAGACCTATGGCACTTTGGTGCCAGGCAAACCCTTCAGTCGTACCGCCAGAAACAGTCAGGCCGCCTTCGTCGCGGGACTCGATGATGTGCCAAGCAAAACCCATCCAGGTATTCAGCTCGCCGGACATCAGCGCCTTGACGCTGTTGTAGTCGGAACTTGTGACCGTGGAGATGTTGAGCAGGTCCTCAAGGCCGCCAGCCGTTACCGCAAAATGCCGGTCGCCCGAGGGCACACCTTTGTCGTTGAGATACTTGGACGCTTCGACCACCTTCGCCACAGTCATGCCAGCCGAACCGTGGGAAATAGTACCCGCCGGGCTCGACTCGGCGCCCAGGGCGTCGATAATCAACTGATCCACGCGGCGACCCAACGCCCCCGCAATGGTCTGCGCTAGTTCACGCTGCTCGTCAAAATTGACTTCGGCAGCGTCGAATATGTCGGTATATTCTGGCGCGTTCCAGTTTTCAAGCGTACAAGTGATGAGAGAGTGCGAAACGTCCATCGGTGTGACATCCGCCTGGGTGGCCTTCTGGTTAGCAAGACCCTTACCCATTTTACGGAATTTATAGATATCACCGACTACGCCATTACGCACTGTTACGGTGTCGCGGAGTGCCCCAGCAGTCTGAAATGCGTGCTTGACGTCATCATCAAACTGGGTCACCGCGACTGGTGACAGATTAACGGACATAGTAATTGATCCTCATCAATGTCTAAAAAATGCCGGGCTTGCGCCTGGCGCCTTTCGACATTCGGGTGTCCGCTGCGCGGGCCGAAGTCTCACGGCGTGCGTGCCGTGTGATCCGACTCCGTTCATGGGCTCGATAAGGATCGAGGTATCCACTACTAAAGAGCTATCAGCTCAAACTGTTACTGTCGCGGGCTCGGCAAATTCACAAGCACCGAGGTGTCCGCCGTGTCAGCCTTTGCTGATCCTATGGATACGAATTGTATCTATTTATACGTTGGGTTCAACAATTTACAGAAATGTGAAATTTACCCACAGGACAATGCCTATCGGGATGCCGATAATCAACGCAATCATCACCGCAGGAAACAGGAACTCACGCTTTTTCATACCATCGCTTCACCGTACTTGCGGGCATAGGCCGCATCGACCTGGCGCTTATATTCGGGGTCGATAGCAATACGGAGCTGCCCTTCTTCGGTCTTGGCATAGCGCATCTGACGCAACTCCTCGGAGGTATCCGTACCATCCATCGTCCGCGCTTGCGGGTCCCGAGCGAGCTTCGCCTCTCTCGTTTTACCAATCATCGACTCCAACAACTCAACACCCACCGCAGTAGACGCAACGCCTTTGAATATCTCCCACTGTTCCTCTGATAGATTCCCTTGACCCCAGTCCGCCAGGTCGGTTAGGCGGGCTTTGGCGTTATCGCCCAGGGCGGCCATTTCGTGCCGCCGGTTGAACGTGATGAGCTGCTGCTCGGCAGACAGGTAACCACTCACAAACCGGTTAAAGGTTTCCTGGTCCATATCCGACTCGCGGGCTGCTTCCTTAAACCAGGCGACCATTGCATTGTCCTCGAGGACGCCCTCATCAAGGCCCCCGACATCTGGCACAGAGTAATCATCCTCTGGTGCGCCTTTGAATCCGCCCACCTTCTTCTCGAGCTCGATGTACGCTTTAGCCTGGTCCTCGACCGTTTTATATTTATCCTGTTTGAACCATTCGGGGATATCCTTATCACCCTGTTCGGACTCGGGGTCCGATAATAGTGACGCGCCTGGTATCGCCTCCTCGGCGGGCTTGGGTGTTTCTTCCGTTTGTGCGGCTTCGGCTGGCGCCTGGACTTCTTGTTCTTCACTCATTAGTCGATACCTCGTTCTGCTAGTTCAATGTTTGCCATGATTTGGCGGACGATATCGGCGCGGCCTTCTTTGATGCCGGCCTCGAATTGTGTGGATTCGGGTGTAACGGTGGGTCTGAGTATGGTGATGTTAATCAAGCGATCCAGAACAAACCGACCGGGCTCGGTTCTAAAACACTCATGGAACCGTGACGCAATCTCACGGCCTTTAGCCTCGTCCTCTTTGGATCGGCCTGGAGTGTCAACATCGAGGGCAGCCCAGCCGCCACGCTCGGCGAATGGTTCGATCATGCAGCCATTTCAGCTTGCGCGGCCTGTGCCTGGGCCATCGCCGCCTGCTCTGCCAATTCCTCCCTTTCTGCTTCGGTCCTCAATAGGTCCGATTCAATACCGAGTTTCTTGCCTAGCCATTGCGGCAAGTCCTCGAGCTTTGTTCCCAATCCCATAATCTCGGGACCAAGCTGGCTGACTGTCGCCAGGTACTGATTCATCGCCACCAGTTCATCCTGGTCCTGGGCGCGGGCTAATGGGCTGGTGTGCTTGATAGTGACCTCACGCCCATCAACCGTGATTGGCGGAATCTTGCCGGCCTGTTTCAGTACCGATACCGTCCGCTTGATAACCTTCTCCACAAACTCGCTCTGCAGGCGACCGAATGCGCTGCCGGAATCCTGTACGAGCTCCTGATTGCGTAATGCCATTTCAGTCGCAGACTTCACCGGCTGGTCGAGCTCACCAAACGGTTCAGCATAAAGCGCCTTGTTAATACGCTTGCGTAAGTCATCCAGTATCAGTGCCGAGAATTGGATATCGCCCGAGCGATCCAGTGGCCTTAATGTGGGATTGCGGGTGTCGTTGCTGCCGACCGGAATAATTGCACCTGGCGTCAGTCGTACACTGTACGGGTTAATCACGCCGTCATCCGCTGCGGTATAAACGCCGGCAATCGCCAGGGCTGCGTTCTTCAACGTGTACTCGACGACCTTGTTTGCCGTCTTAACATCGGGCAGCACTTGCATCACTCGACCGCGACCCAGGGTTTCACCCGGCACGACGTACTCTCTGAACACAATCCAGGGGGATACGTCATATTCCTGAGTGAAAATCACGAACTTTTCGTTTCGCTCGAGGACGCACTGATACCATGTCATCGTTTTCGGGTTGTAAACTGTGCCCTCAATCAGCGGTATTTTTTCCTCGGGCTTATCGTTCGCTCGTTTTTTGAGCTTTTCTGACAGTTCCGCGCCAATCCATAAGCGGTCGATATGCCTGGCTGGTACTTTGTGCTCACGCCATACCGTTTCGATTGTGCCCCAGGGACCGGCCTCGGGATAAATCTCGGCCAGTGGTGCAGCATGAAACTCGAGCAGGGATTGAGGGCCCTCACTCATTTCACAGGACAGCACACCGGTTGATACCGACAGATCGAGAAACGCCTCATGCGCCTGGGTCGAGAAATTCGAATGGTTCAGATGGTCGAATATTATCTTGGTGACATCATCGAGGATCGGCTGGACTTCTTCGTGCTCCGCCTCGGGGATGTCCGAGCCTGGGACCAGGATGGACCAGTGCCGCCAGGGCGGCGTCAGCGCTGCCTGCAAGCGGCTGGCGAACTTCTGCACGCCGACCACAGCAGTCGCGTCGTAAATGTCCGTATTCTTCTTCTGTCCTGCCGAGTGGCTTGTTAGCGTTTCACGTTGCGGGAGAGCATACTGATAGCACTCTCGCAGATGGGTGTACCAGTTGGCGCGAGCCTTCTTTGCTGAATCAAACCGCTTAATTAAATCCTCGGGAGAACCCAACTCCTTCGGGATTGAATATTTCGCCATGCGTTAGCTCGTGCCGAGCTTGGTTGCTTCTGGTAGCCCAAGCTCCGAACCAAACAGTAGCGACAGCCGCCCGTACTTCCTCCCCTTTTTTTTCAACTTTTTCTTATGTGCTGCGGTGGCCTCGGTTAGCGCGGTGAGCTGAGCCGCCTGCTTCTGAGTGGCCTCATCCATTTCAGATTGAAACGCCGAGAGCTGGGCATCGTACTTGGCCTGCATATAGTCCAGCAACTTCGCGTAGTCAGTCGATTGATAACTCGGTGTTGGCATTTTCGCTGGCGTGTAAGACGCCGAGTCACCAACTTGTGGGGCTGGGGCTGGGGCTGGGGCTGCTGCCGCTGCTGCTGCGGCTGCTGCCGCCTTCTGCTCTCTATAAATCGTGGGGTCGTCGCCTGGGCCGTGTAAATCCCTTTGTGCTGCTTTAGCATCGCGTAAAGCGTTGGCATTGAAATTAGCCTGGCGCTGCTGCTCCGACAATCCGAGCTTCCCAGCAATCCAACTCGGGTCCTCACCGGCTGCAACTTTGGCCTTGAATTTTTGCTCTTGTCCCTTATTAGAACCTAGGCCAGGCACTATATACAGGCCAGCTTGTGCGCCCGTCGCTAGGCTATACCCCTCTTTCATCCTCGTCTTAAATGAGGCATCTTTTTGTCTTCCATACCCCTCCTCATCTGAACCGTACCTAGCAATCTCACTCCCGCCGCCATTACCCATAATTCAAGCCTCTTAAATGTTTCCAGAGTTGCCTCGGCGTCAGGACCCAGGGCGCTCGAATACCAACCAACGCCTTAATCTGCTCAACACAAGTCCAGGGCCCAAATACCCACGGCAACCGGATACGATCTGTATCCAAGTGGTCAAAGTTTACCTTACACAGTCCAACAATTTCCATATTTTCCACAATACGAACAATATCCTCCTCGAGCTCGTACTCGTACAGCACCTGGACCTCCAGGTAAGCGATACGCGGATGTACCATTACCCAATACACCCCGGTCCATTTCAGCGCGAAAACGTGCAACGCCTGGGGATGTAAAAAGTAATTCCACCACCGCGGCGAACCGTGATTCTTGAAACAGACGAAGTAATACATTCACGCGAACACCGACCAGCCCTGGTCGACCTGGATAGGTTTCTGTGGTCCGGGTCTGTGATGTTTCAGTATTGCCCTGCCTTCACCAGCACCCAGCATCAGATACTGCGCCGCCTCTGCAACGTGGCTGTACTGGTTCTTATCCGGTTTATCGTGAAACCTCTCGTCACCAGTAACCTGGATACGCTTGTAGGAATAACCACCGCCCATCGCCTTGCGTAACATCTGGCAGCTCGGCGAGATCGACAGCCCAGGCTCGCCATCAACCAGCCTCGAGAGCGGTACAGCAACAGCCTCCCGCCGCAGCGTGAAGTCATTAGAAGGTGCCGGCCTGGCATTGATGCCCCTGGCCCGCAGAATCTGGAACGGTGTCGTTTCATCTGTCTGGCTGCGCTGGTCACCAGCCGGATCACCCCATACCTGGAANTCGCAACCAGGAAACCGCTGCTGCATTTCAGCCGCCAGGAGCTCACTGAATCGGACCGCACCCATATCCTCGGTGACGAGCTCATGCAACCAGCACCAGCGACCTCGAACGTCCCGCTGGCCGAACACTGCAGCGGGCGTCAGGCCAAAGTCGATGCCGACGTAAACGGGCTCGCCCTGGTTGACGGCCACGGCCTGCCTGGCGATGTGTAGATGGTCCCTAAATTCGGGATACACTGGTCGGCCTTCGGTGATGAATCCGTAGTCGCCATCAACATAAACCCGAATCCACTCGTTATCCTTGCCGGCCTCGAGGCGCTCGTAATAACCATCGGGTAGATTCTCGACGTTCTCTGCATCTGGTTGGCGCCCGCTCGGTTGCTTGAATAGCTGCCATCCCTTCGGCGCCTGCTCCTCGAACAGCCGATACCACCAGTGATCGTTGTCTGGTGGGTTGGTATCCATGATGACGCCGAACCAGGTCGGCCCACCTTCCCGCTTGGACGGATAGCGCCCGACGCGACCCTGCAGCATATCGATCACAGCCCGCGGCACTTCCCTGGCCTCGTTCACCCAGGCACCGGTGAGCTCGAGGGACAATAGCTTCTTAACATCCTGGGGCCGGTCGAGAGCCCGAAACATTATCTCGGCCTCAACATCCCCGAACTTGATGCGGTGCATCATGTCCTGGTTGTTCCATTGGCCGACTTCCTCGAACCAATCNCGCCAAGTGTTCAGCGTGGTGTCCGTCAGCTCACGGTAGGTGTTGCGGACCACAGCCCAGCGGGATCGTCGAATGCCATCCGGTCCTGGTTCCTGGGCCTGGAGTCGACGAAACAACTCCCAGCAGCAGGCAGTCGACTTGCCCGATCCGACAGGACCCATGACCCCCCGCACAAAAGCCTCGCACTGGTGGAACTTCCACAGCGTCGGGCTGGCGTGGTAATCAATCTGTTGGGTCGGCTGGCTTTTCTGCATTCGGCGCGAGCATATTAAAACTGATACCCTGTGGTGTGGTCACTTCCTTCTTGTCGACCAGGAGGCCGTGTAGCTTGGCCTTGCCCATTGTCGCCTGCACCGCAGCAGCCGGCGCTCGCTCCTCGAGGGCCATCATCCGATTCTCGTCGAGCTCGACCGAGATCGAATCCATCGTTACACCATGCCGCCTGGCTGCCTTCTCTTGTAGCTGCTCGATCCTGGCACCGACACCAGCGTGCAGATGAGCGAGCCGCCATGCTTCGACCTTGACCGCTTCATCACTCATGTTGTCGGCATCGTAGGCATCTCGATACGACAGCGACAACGCGCCAAGTGTCTCGACGCACGACTGTGCAAATCGCTCTTGTTTTGGTGTCAGCTTACTCATGTGGATACGGATTGTATCTCTATTGCAAGCGCCCCGCCTGGTGTTACCTCGCCGCGTTCGATGTACAACTCATCAACCTGGCTGTCATCAGCAAAGACTCGAGCGTGTTCGAGTGAGTCGAGTGTGCATTTCAACAGGTTATCGATATCTCGCCGGCGCCGATCCGGTGGAAACGCTGTGATAGCAACCCGCAGCCTGACATCACCACTGAACCGGCCCAGGTTAGCGACCTCCTCGATCACCCTCTCTCGATAGGCTCGCCCTTTGGCACTGATGTAAACGTGGGTCCTGGTCTTTAGCCAGTAGTTGTTGACAGATGGCGGCCAGGGCAGCGTCAGCAGCACGCTATTTGCCCTCGTTTCTTGGTCGACCAATCTTCCACTCGCGGAAGATTCGCTCATAATAAGCTCGGGTCGGGACCGTCTTTGGCGGGTCCCGCGGCTCTCCCCACCTCACGAACCTTTCAAACTCGCGGCAGGCCAGCCCCTCTCGTTTGCAGCTATAGGCAAACCAGCAATCCTTTTCACACGGCGCGATTGTCTCGACAACGTATGTTTTTATGGGCTGCGATATCTTTCCTGAGCTCATCGAGCGTCAGCCCAAACACCCGATGGAACCACTGGCCCCAGGTGCATCGTCCCGATGGCGTGAGCTGATGGCGTCGAGGCCAGACGCTCCTGGCAGCACACAATCGTTTGAACGCCAGGTCGTCATCGCTAGGACCGGCCAAGCATTCCCCGCATTTTCTTCAGCTCCTCGCGGATAATGACTGGATCGACCGCGGGTGATGGCAATGCAGGCCCTGCCATCCGATGGTATGGTGCTGCCCTTTTCTCTCGACACAATCGCATAAACTCCGGTAGCGTCGGCGGCCACTCATCGCCGCGTTTTACGAGCTTTTCGAACGCCTGGCGTATCTCCTCGAGAGAATATCGGGCCAATCCCTCGGCCCAGGTCTGTGCTGCCCTGGTCGGGGTTCCGTCAGGGTTTGTCCCTTCCCCCCACGCGCTTATCCACCGGTGTCCGTACACTTCTGTCATCCGTTGCCAGATGCGGGCCATGACTTGCCCGNTGTGCTCGTTCNTCGGCCCTGATTGTTGCGAGCTCTGCACGTTCGACTGCTGAGAGCTTTCGATAATACTTATGTTTTCCTTGTTTGATATCTGCATTAATCTCACCTAAAGATAGAGTAGTTATATATGTAGGTTCATTACTGACAGGTTCTGTGTGCTTCTGTGAGACAGGGGGGTGTGCTTCTCGAGCACAGGGGGGTCGGACCCCAGGCATCACGATATAAGTGTTCGAGCGATTTCCGCCATCCTCTCGAAACCGATGCTTTATCCGAATCAGGCTCTTGCCCTCGAGCCGTTTTATCGTGCGATTGATGGTCGACCTGGCGAGGCCCGAGCGACTGGCGATGTAGTTCTGCGAAGGCCAGCACTTGCCGGTTTCATCATCAGCGTGATCGGCCAGGAGAATCAGCAGCAGCTTCTCGTTTGCCGGCAGATCGGTTGTCTCGAGAGCTGCCAGGATTCGGCGGATACTCACTCGGGAATCGCCTGGTCGAATACGTCGGGCCTGGCGAGTTTAAGAAACAGCACCCTCGCCTGGGGTATNCCGTTTTTCCGCCACTCGGACACACTCGCGGGCCGAATCTCACACAACTGTGCAGTCTTGGTGGTTCCGCCCAGGCGGTCGATTATCGCGCTTGCTACTTCGGGTTGGTCTGGATTCATAAGTCCACTATTTTAGGTAAACCTTACGAATAAATCAACCACGCCTTACTGTTACTGTGTTAGGATAGCCTTACATTCAAGCCACAAAATTAGGCTTGACTTATCA